TATTGACATGTTGTATGAGAATGCTCAATACAAAATGAAAAATGATTCTTTCGCAACTGCTCTTAAACAAGTTGCTAAAGATAGAAGGGCAAGAAAAAGAATGAGACATGATGATTTTTATTATGTAGGAACAGAACTCTACCACTTCGGAGTAAAAGGTATGAAGTGGGGAGTTAGGCATGAGCGTTCTACTTCTGGGTCTTCAAATAGACAACGTAAAGCACGAACCGACGGAGATGCCGAAAGACGTGCAAGAATCAAAAAGGCTGTTAAAGTTGGAGCAGCTGTTACCGCTTTAGGACTGGCTATGTATGGTGCTTATAAGTTAGGTCAAACCGGCTCTTATGGTAAAAACTTGGCAAATAAGAGATTACTCTTAACCGATAGCCAGCATAAAAAGAAAACCTTTGGAGACACTTTAAAGAAAGGTGTTAAGCGAGAATTCGAAAGAGATATTGCCCGTACAAAGAAAATACCTAAAGTAGCTAAGAAAGCTTGGAAAGCCGGTAAAGAAGGCTTCAAAGATGGATTAGAAACTGGAGTTAGGGCTTCTGGAAAGGTTATTGGAACTGGAGCTGTAATGGGCGGTACTGAATACCTTTTAAAGAGACGACTTGGCGAAAAAGAAGGCGGTAAGGTTTTCTCCTATGGAAGACAGCCTATTAAGAAGAAGTAGGAGGATCTTATGAACAATGAATTATACCACTTTGGCGTAAAAGGCATGAAGTGGGGTGTGAGAAGATATGAAGATAAAAGCGGTCATTTAACAACTGCTGGAAAAAAGCGGTATGACACTGACTCGAATTTGTTCTCGGGAAAACATAAAAAGCGTGCCAAATTAATATCAGACGCTTCTGAAAGAGCTTCTCGATATGCTAAATATGCTAATGAGAGTGCTAAGAAATTTCAAAAAATTGGTGATAATAATTCGATGCGTATCGCACAAAATCAGGCAAAACGATATTCTGAGTTATCGAAAAAATACAAATCTTTAGACCCTCGTAATTTAGATAAGCAGACAATAAAAGAATTGAAAAAATTTAATAAAGGTTTCTTTACTGATGCGGATTATTCATATTACGAGTTTAACGGTCATGAATATAGCACGGAGGATCCCTCTTATAGAAGGAGAGTACAGCATATGTATCCTTATGGAGACAACGAATTATACCACTTCGGCGTAAGAGGTATGAAGTGGGGGCAGCGTAGATATCAGAACCAGGATGGTAGCTACACGGCACAAGGTAGAGGACGATATGACCCTAATGGTTCATCTAGTTCCAGATCTAGTAGGTCTTCATCTGGAAATAACCACGCCCGTTTAAAGAAAGCTGCCAAAATCGGAGCAGGAGTTGCCGCGGCCGGATTGGCTGCATATGGTGGCTATAGATTAGCTAAATCCGGTAAATTATCCGGTTTGGCTAATGGAGCTAGAAGTGCTGCATCTAAAGTTAGGTCATCCAGCGCCGCAAGAAGAGTTAGTTCTGGAGCTAGAAAAGTAAGCTCTAAGGTCGGCAATACTGGACTTGGAAGAAGAGTTAAACGCGGAGTTAATTCTGCTCAGTATCATGCTACTAGAATTAAGAACGAAATGGCTTATAGAAGAGCTACTGGCGGTGGAAGAAATGTTCGTTCTAACGTTATTGGTATTGGCGGACCTACTTATTCTAGAGCAGGTGCTGCTTCTTATAGAGTACGATCTGCAGCAAGAAGTTTAGCAAGCGGAGCTAGAAAAGCACCAGGAGCAGCAAAACGGATAGCTGGATCTCCAGTTAAAGCTCATAAAAGATTTACTAATTGGGCTATGACCAACACTGGTTCTACAAGACGTAACTTTGGTAGAGGTCTTGTATATGGTGGAGCCCACGGAGCAGCGTATGTTGGTGCTGTAGCTGGAGCAGCAGCGTATCAGGGTCGTAAAGCTAATAAGCGATATAAAAACGCTAACAGCAATAAGAAAAGAAGGTAAAAATTCAAAATGGGATTAACAGAGAGAATTAATCGTGCGTGGAACGCCTTTTTTAGTCGCGAGCCCACACAAAGACCAAACGAACCGTATGGCGGTTATATCTCGACCATAAGACCTGATCGAATACGACTTAGCAGAGGAAACGAACGCTCTATTGTAACATCTATCTATAATCGAATTGCTATAGATGTTGCTGCTATACAGGTTGAGCATGTCAGATTAGACGAAAATGACAGGTTTATCGAAGTTATTCAGTCTGGTCTTAATGAATGTTTAACCGTTAGTGCCAATAAAGATCAGACAGGTCGAGCTTTTTTACAAGATGCAGTAATGTCGTTGCTTGACGAAGGTTGCGTGGCAATTGTTCCGGTAGACACGAGTACTAATCCCAATATTACAAACTCGTATGACATCTTATCTTTAAGAACTGGAAAGGTTGTAGCTTGGTACCCTGATCAAGTAAGGGTTAGTGTTTATAACGAACAAAGTGGAAAGAAAGAAGATATAGTTTTAAACAAAAACTTTGTAGCTATTGTTGAGAATCCGCTTTATGCAGTTATGAACGAACCTAATTCAACATTACAGCGACTTATTAGAAAACTTAATTTACTGGATTATATCGATGAACAGTCTGGCTCTGGAAAGATGGACTTGATTATTCAGCTTCCTTACATCGTTAAGTCGGAAGCAAGAAGAGCTCAGGCTGAAAAACGAAGAAAAGACATAGAAAACCAGTTAGCTAATTCCAAGTATGGAATTGCTTATACAGATGGTACTGAAAAGATTACACAACTTAATCGTTCTGTTGAGAACAATCTATTGAAGCAGATTGAAGACCTTACTACCATGCTTTATGGACAGTTAGGTATGACATCTGCTGTTTTTGATGGTACAGCAGACGAGAAGGTTATGCTGAATTATTATAACAGAACCATCGAACCAATCCTCTCAGCCATTGTAGATGAAATGAAACGAAAGTTTCTTACAAAGACTGCGAGATCTCAGAAACAATCGATTTACTTCTTCCGTGATCCATTCAGATTAGTTCCAACATCTGAATTAGCAGAACTTGCTGATAAATTTACTCGTAATGAGATTATGTCTTCTAACGAGTTTAGGCAGGTTATCGGAAAGAAACCTTCTGATAATCCAGAAGCTGATGAACTTAGAAACAAGAACATTAGCCCTTCAAGAGCGTATCCGAATTATTATGAGGAACAGCCTGAAGAGGAGTACCCAGAAGAATATGAGGAGTAAATCAGAAAGGAGAAATTCAAAATGGCAGTATTGTATGATTTTGCCGGTTACGCAACAAAGAACGACATTAAATGCGCTGATGGTCGAATTATAAGAAAGAACGCATTCGCCCATTATGATGGTCAGACAGTGCCGTTAGTTTGGATGCATGATCATAAAGACCCTACAAAAGTATTGGGTCATGCTCTGTTACATAATGTTGAAGATGGGCTTCGTGCTTATTGTAAGCTTAATGACACATACGAAGCTCAACATACAAGAGCATTAATTGAATCAGGGGACGTTAACGCTTTGAGCATTTATGCTAATCACTTACAGCAGAACGGACCCAACGTTTTACACGGCGATATTGGCGAGGTTAGTGTGGTTCTTAAAGGAGCTAACCCAGAAGCTTATATCGACACGATTCGACATTCCGATATGGGAGAAAGATCAGATGGGATTTATGTGTTAACGCATACTGATTTCGAACAGGATGTAGAACTTGAATATGAAGAGGTTCTTCCTACTGACACTTTCGCTCATGCAGACGAAGGAAAAGATGAGGAGGAAAAAGACGATATGGCAGAGACTGCTACAAAAACTAATCAGGAAATTTACGAAACATTAAACGATGAACAGAAACAGTTTTTTGACTTCATGATGGGAGCTGCAGCGGCAGGAGAATTCGACGATGCTATCGAAGATGATGATGACGATAGCTATGACGACGATGACTATGAAGATTACGAAGACGAAGAATACGATGAGGGCGAAGACGCCGAGCATTCTGATTTTGGAGGTTATGAAGATATGAAACATAATGTATTTGATGGTGATTCTTACGGTATTGAGCAGGACGAGCTTATGCATTCTGCAATGGAAACAATCATTTCTGACGCAAAACGCTGCGGTTCTTTAAAAGAGAGCTACCTGGCTCATGCAGAAGAATACGGTATTACAAACATTGACTGGTTATTCCCGGATGCCCACAACCTGACAGAAACTCCCGGATTTATTAAAAGACAGCCGGATG